TGCGAACCAAACTGTTAACCCATAAATGCGTTTAGGGCAAGAATAATAGTAAACCAACATAAACCTAATGTTGCAGCTTCAAATAATATTTTCATAATATAACCTTCTTTGTTTGTAATCAATATACCTATTGTACAATAAAAAAAGGGGTTTGTCAACCCCTTTTTCTAACTTTCTTTATGAAAATATAAGTACAAACAATACCTAGAATAATTAGATATTCATCAAGTGCATCTTCTCCAATGTCCACACCAAAAGTTGAGATAATGGCAACCACCATTACGGTGAACAACCAAGAGAAAATTGGTATTGTTAGAATGTAAAGGATAATGCAGTACCAATCATTGCAGATTGTTGTTTCATATCTTTATCTGCGATAACTTCTACATACGGACTAAAACTCATATTCTCATCAAGATTGATTCTTATACCAGCTTGATTTTTGATATCATCAATTTTAGTGTCTTCTGTTTGTCCTTGACCAAATGTCCAACGAGGTTGTACTTTACCCCAAACACTTAGTTTGTCACCTAAACCGATTGAAACATTACCGATTAAACGATAACGCCAATTGTCGTCAGTTGACTCATTTTCATAATTTCTAAACTCAACTTTATGTCCTAACGAAAACTTAGTGTTAGATTTAGATACTGAACCATCTTCGTTGGTTGTATCCTCTGGACTCCATTTAATTAGAGTGTGAGTTAAATTAGGACGATACTCTCTTGCACCATCTTCTTCAGCTACTCTAACAGCTGCTGTAACGTCATACCACTTTTTATCAAGTTTGTATGAAGGTTCAATATGCATATAATCAGAACGATAATAAGTTCTTATATCAAGTCCCATATTACCATTTTGTATTTTATAGTTATGCTCTGATTTAGTCCAATTACTGTCAGTAGCTTCAGCTTCTTTTTCTTTGCAAGCAGTAAATAAAAATAATGTTGCTAGAAGTGTTATGAATAATTTCATTTATTTTCTCCCTTATAGAATAAAATATTCTGTAGTATTTATTGAAAACAAATACTGTAAACAGAATATTCATAAAATCTTAATATATTTTACTTTGTTAAATCCCACTTAGTTGGGTCTTCTGGTGGCATATCAGTTAGTGGGCTATTACCTTGTTGCCAGCGTGTATCATCTGGGTTTGAAGGTCTATATAAGTCTGGGTTTATATTTTCAATAATTCTCCATTGATTAGAATTATCTGGTGTTCTTCCTGTCTGGTCACACCCAGCGTATACGATATCTATGTCCTCTGGCTTATCTTTTTCAAAATCTATTTTTTCATCATAATAAGGCCCTGCTTGAGTTTCAAAAGTCCATCTTAACATATTTTGACATTGTTCTTGACTTGTCTCTTGTATGAAAGGTACACTTTCAAAACTTGTGCAGTTGCCATTAAAACATATGAGTAATATTGCCACATGAAATATTTCAGGCATGTATTCTCCTATTCAGCTATACCACTCGCAGACCGACTTGCCTGTGGATAAACTGGCGCTTCTGGAACTGTAAAATTTTCAGTCCAACCAAATGCTTCTATTACTACTGGCTCTGAAAGGCCTTTGTATACTTGGTGCAATCTTTTGTCTTTAGCTGCAACAAGTAGGTCTGCTTCACTTTCGTGTAAACCTTCCAACATCTGTATAAACATTTGTTCTTTCTTAAACTGTACAGTTGCGTTATCAGCACCCTTAATGAAGTGCCATAGTTTTCTAGCTTCATATGCTAGAGTGGAATGTTCTGTTCCTTCTGGAGCATCATTCCTTTTAAATGGAACATTACCTTCTGGTAATACCCATTCAATCTTTGGGTCAAAAGATGCTTTGATTATCATACGAAGAGCCTCTGTATTGTGTTCTCTTAGTATGTTTATCTTTTGTCCTTTTGTCTTTGCTTTGTGTACTTTATCAAGTATCTCTGAAAATAATAATGTGTCACCTGCCATTTTAAAAATCTCCTATCGATTCAGTTAATTCTTTTAGTTTATTATCTATAAAATAATTAAGTAGTTTACTTCTATCTCCATGAGGAGCTCCATCTATCTCAGATAAAATCTGTTCTTCTAGTTCTTGTGGTATTTTATCTAGGTTGATTAACTTCTCATTTCTCTGATAGTTTCTCTTGGTTTCCTCTGGCATACTATCCATAGATTCTAACCAAGTTTCTATCTTTTTCTTTCCTAAAGGTCTTTGACGTAATCCTTCTGTAAATGTAATATCTGGTGATAATACATTAGGAACGCCATCGCTTGTATCACCTTTTAGTATGTGTGTTCTTATATAGGTGTCTGGATTATGTCCATTTACATGCTTCTTTAGAATAGGACTGTACTGTTTTACATTCTTATATTTGTGTAACTGTATGAAATCTTTATCACCAGATACAATCATAGTTGGTTCACTCTCTTGTTTACATAGTGTACCAATAATATCATCAGCCTCTGCACCATATACCTCTAGGTATTTGTATGGTAGATACTCTTTGAACTCTGCCTTAATCTTATTCAGAACACCAAAGATATTATCCCAATCTTTTGAGTCATTCTCTCTAGCCTTCTTACGATTTTGTTTATATTGTGGAAAGAAATCTCTTCTCCAATAATGTTTAGAGTCATAAGTTAGTATTACTTCACCATACTTTTCTTTAAACATATTCCTATATAAACGAACTGAGTTAAGAATCATATGTCTTACCATACCTTCATCAACTGTTTTTTGTTTAGTCATATTCAAATGCATCATTAGACTTGCTAGTGAGATTTGATTCATATCAATTATTATCACTTGTTTTCCTTAGTTGGTGGTTTCCAATAGGCATTAAAACTCATTGACCTTCTTTCCCCATCACAATAAAATGGATAGACACTATGTTTTAACCATGAAGGAAATACTAATATCATTCCTACTTCTGGTTTTACCATTAGGGTATCACTTCTCATATCTTGAGCTTCTCCATATGCAAACTCAATTAATCCACTTGCTGGATAATGGTCTTGCGTTTCTTTTACAAAATGGTTTTCCATACCATCTGGTATCTTTAAATATATTACACCAGAAAAATGACCACTATGTTTGTGCCATGGGTTGTATTCATTCTTGTATTGACTTACAATCCAACTCTGGGTAATGTTAATATTTTCCTCTTTAGGTTCTGCACCACCAGTCATTTTATTCCATTCATATGACCTACCCCATGCTTGCATTTGTTTTAAATATTCTTGACAATATTTTCTTAAAACCATTAAAGCATATTGGGAATCTTTTTTATCGTGCATTGGTATTGCAACTTCTTTACTTACTTTACCAACAAGACTGTCTGAAAAATCCCACTTCTTAGATAAACCATCATCTGCTAAAACAGTATCACCAGCTTTGTTTATAATATCAAGAAACTTTTGTGGCACTCTTGATTCTAATATTGTCGGACTAAAAGTTTGTTTCCAAGATAATTCTATTTGGTCTTCACCAGCATTTGCTGAACTACCTTGAACATGACTTGCTTTATCCCCTTTACCATCCATATCAGAATTCATTACAGCTCTATTAAATTTCTTTCTTCCTTTAAATGGTGATTTATTTTTTGCCATCATCTTTCCTTAACATTTCAAATAATTCTTTTTCAGTAAAATGATATAGTTGACCTTTTGTTCCATTCATTAGTTTATCTATAATGGATTGGACTGGGTGTTTAAGTCCTATATCTCTAAATATTATACTCTTACAACATTCACTTATAAATCCAATATCACGAATAAACCTATGGTCTTTTAAATCAAAACCATTTTCACCCATTGTATGAATTAATTGCACCATAAGATGCTCTGTCAAATCATCTGCAAATAATAAGTCCTCTTGCAATTGATTTTGTAATGGGTCTTTTGGAGTCTTTACTTTCTTTGCAGATTGTTTTTTCCAAGGCCCCTTTATTACTGTTGCTGTTTTGGTGCTATCGTCTTCCATTTTACCCTCATTTGTTCGTCTTTACCATAATAATCACTACACCAATTTCCATGTTGGATATAATGATTCATCTGTCTTATGTATCCTTCAATACTTGCAAGTTTAGCAATAGAACCTTTGACATTCCTTCTAACCTCTGCACGAAGTGGTGATGCTTTTTCTCTATTGTGTTTTATCCACTCTCTAACTTTCTTGTAGGAAAGAAAATGGTCGTCAGGCAATGCGATAACATGTGGGGATACATTTTTATATTGTATTGGCCCTTTTGCTTCTCTCGCCTTTGCAAGTCTTTCTGCAGCTGCCATCTTTTGTTCTTCTGTCATGGGTTTACGTTTTTTAGGACGTTTTGATTTACCCTCTTTCCATTCAGACATTATTTACCTACCATCTCTATCACCAACTTTATCTGGGGCAGTCTTATAACTACTTGGTTGTTTAGACTCCCAATCTTTAAATTCTGGTGTTTTATAATTTTGATAATAAACTCTTCCACTATGTTCCATTGTAAATAAATATTTTTTACCTTTAAATTCTGACATTATTTACCTACCATATATACTTCTTCAAATGAATTCCAATCTGGAAAATCAGAATCTTCTTTTTCTTCTTGTGCATATTCAAAATCAGTTTTATAATGTATTTGATGGTCTGGGTCTTCCTTATGTTTTTCTCTTAACTCAGCAAGTGTCATTCCATACTTTTTAATGTAATATAAATCATTTTCATGTTGCAATAAAATTTCTTTTTGTCTTTTTTCGAGTGTATTTTTAATGCTTTCTTCTTCTATTTTTTTTAAGGATATTAAATATTTACTTTTTGCGTTTGAAATATCTATTTTTATTTGTTCTTCTGTCATTAGTAACCTCTTTGTTCTATTTGTTTCTCTTTGTTCTTTAACCACCTTCTTCTACCAGCAGCCTTTGCAAGTCTTTTCTTTTCACTTCTAGTTTGAAATGAAGTTCGTTCTCTCATTTC